TACGCGATCAGTGGCGCGGTAAGAATGCTAACTTTAAGAAAGCTCAGTTGAAGAAATTCGAGGGGCGATCTGGGGGTAAGTTTCAAACCGTACCAGTAATGGAAGATACACGTGAGGATGATGATGGAGGCGTTTGCTTTGAAAAGGTAGATACCGTTGTTACCGAACGTGTGATTCCCGGAATGAAACTCGTTGATCGGGCTGTAGGTCGTTTTTATAAGAACATGGAAGTGTTCCCGTATGAATGGCTGAGCAACCCCATGAGCGAGGAGGATTCCGGCAAGTATGGTTTTCCGGCTAAGCTTTATGCTGAGTTGGAAGTGACCGCAGTTATCAATAATGGAGAGTTATGTCGTGCTCCTCATGGATTTGATGAATGGAAATCAATTTTATATGATGCAATCCCAGGATTGTTTCGTATTAATTGTGATCCAAGCGTTATGTCTAAGGAGGATGCATGGGCTTCGATTTTCCAGGATGGGTTAGGCGATCGCTTTTCGGGGTTCGAACCTGCTTGTATGTCTGCTTGCGGTGTTAAACACACAACGAAGAATGCAGTTCGTGGTTGTGATGATTGTAGAAATCTGGTCTTGAAGTCTGTTGACTTAATCATGACCGGTGATTATACTGTCACTCATAACAGGACTGATTTGGAGAAGCGTGCTATTAACATCGTATATGACTGCTTTTTGAAAAAAGAGTGGTTGAAGGCATCCAAGTTAGAGGAGGGCCGCGTTAGAACCATATTTGCTGGGGGACTTGTTCTTTCCGTGGTGCAGCGCATGTTGTACCGTAATCTGATGACTGCTTTAAAGAAAGACTATACATCTACGCCGTTTATGGTGGGTATGACTCCCATATTAGGAGAGATGAATAGAGTTTTTGATGGCTTGCGCGAAGATTGTACGTTTCAAGGAGATTACAAAGCTATGGATTTGACAACCCATGGTGATGTTATTGATTTTACGTATGATTTGGCGGACAAGTTATCGGGGACGAGATCCGATAAGGCAGTTGACAATTTGCGGGGGTTCGTGCGTCGGTGTGTTGCTGGTCGCAAATTCTTGCGAATCGGCACGTCTATTTATGAAACTGATGAGAGAGGTATTAATCCTAGTGGTCATGACCTCACTACTTATGTTAATTCTATGGCCAATTTGGTTGAGAGTATTGTTTGTAACTTTCCTGCGGTTCCAAC